AGAAAGGCACACATGAGCGATGATAAGAGAACACTTGTCCTGGTGAGCGGTGGACTCGACAGCTGCGTGGCGCTTGCGTACTGTCGACACTATGACTTCGACGTCATGGGCACCGTCCACTTCCAGTATGGACAGAGCCACGCCAAGGAGCTGGCGCACAGTCAAGTCCTGTGCCAAGCGCTTGGCATGCCGAAGCCGCGTGTCCTCAAGCTAGACTTCGAGCACCTACGCGGTGCCACAGCCTTGATGCCTCGCGAGGAGTTCAGTCACAGCGATCCAGCTGAGACCATTGTGGATCAGTTTGGTCACGCAGTCAGTAAGACCTATGTGCCAGGCAGGAACATCGTGATGCTGGCGATGCTCGGTGGCATTGCAGACGCAGAGCGTGTCCACTACATCTGTGGCGGGTGGAACGCAGTGGACTATTCCGGCTACCCAGACTGTCGTCCACAGTTCATCCTCGCCATGCAGGATGCGCTGCGACTTGGCCTGCGCTGGCCAGTGTCCATCATTGCACCACTGAACTACCTCAGCAAGGCGGATGTCATCAGGCTCGGCAGGCGCATCGGAGCACCCCTGGAGCTGACATGGAGCTGCTACAAGGGTGCTGAGCAACCGTGTGGTGAGTGCCCCTCATGTCAAGTGAGGGCGAAGGGCTTCGCGGAGGCTGGCTTTGCCGACCCTGCTGCTTAGCCACAGTTCGAGGCAGACCTGGCAACAGTGCCACATGAAGTACAAGTGGCAGATCATCGATGGGCTTGAGCCGAAGGGTTACTACGAGCCCTTCCACCGTGGAACGCTTGGACACCAGCTCGTGGATAGGTGGGCACGTGACAAGCGCACAGGCGCGGAGCTGGTTGTGGAGGCACACTCTGCAGAGCTCCCCCTTCTGGCAGATGCGCTGAGCGAGTACTTCCTGAAGTACATTCAAGAGCCTCTCCGCTACATCAGCTTCAGCGAGCCGTTCAAAGAACACCTAGGGCACATCTATGGACATGACGTGTTCTTTGTAGGGGAGCTTGACGCCTATGTCGAGTTCGACGGGAAGGAGTGGGTCCTCGAGCGCAAGTTCACAACCCAGATACCTAGTGACTTGGTTGGACGATTCCAACTTGACGATCAAGTGCGTGGCTATACTTGGGTTAAGAAGAAGCGCGGTTGCAAGCCAGTGGGTGCACTTGTCGACATTGTTCGCACGACGAAGAATCCGTACATGGTACGGGATTTTGTACCACTCGACAAGTCTGAACTAGACCGGTGGCACAGTGAGATGCTGGACGTCGCAGCTGAGATCCTTGCCGCCCAGAAGACAAACAGTTTCCCAATGTCACCACACAGCTGCTTCAGCTATGGGACGTGTCCGATGCGCACGCTGTGCCTGAACCCTGACCGCGTTGCTTTTGTGGATGATGCCACAAGTGAGTACAAGCGCAAGGCGAAGAGTCACGAGGAGGACATCATTGAACGCATCGCTGCCAGGTCTTAAGGAGATGTCGGAGGTCATAGACAATGATGGCACCAGCATCGCCATCTATGGACCCGCCGGCATTGGGAAGACGCTTCTCAGCCTGTCGTTCCCAGCGAAGAAGAGATTCATCATGAGCTTCGAGCCTGGTGGCTTGAAGGTGGCGAAGCACTTGCCAGGTACGGTGTACATTCCGAGCCAGTACGTTGAAGTCCAGCGCGCTGTGGAATGGCTTGAGAAGGACACAGAGCATGACACCGTGGTGGTCGACAGCCTCACAGAACTGGGGCGCCTGGTGCAAACACAGAGCATCACGACAGGGGCCCGTTCACATCCAGAGCTCACCAACCAGCAGGACTTCTACCTCACCGTCGAGCGCATGAGGAATCTCATCAGACGGATTCGCTTGCTCATTCAGAAGGGCAAGACCGTCATATTCACGTGCGCGGAAACCGTTGACAAAGACGCCGTGACGGGGCGCATGATAGGAGGGCCAGACTTGCCCGGTAACAAACTGGGCGCCGAGCTATGCTACCTTGTGGATGAGCTCTACAGGATGGTAGCTGGCAGCGGCACGGAACTGGGGCAGAGATTCATCGTTACTCAACCCGACACGATGTACGTAGCGAAGAGCAGGGTGCCAAGCGCACCAATCAAGATCCACGTACCAAAAGACAAACCAGAGACAGCGTTCACACACATCACGAAAGGACACTAAGACAGTGGAGATCAATGTCGACCTGGAGAATGTTCCGGAGTTCGAGAACCTTCCTGAGGGGGAGTACGTCGTGCAGGTGAAGAGCATCGAGGTGAAGGACAGCAAGCGCACGCCTGGAAACAAGAACCTCGAGGTGAACTACACGATTCTCGAGCCAGGAGATTACGCTGGCAAGGAGGTGCGCTTTGATGTCCTGAGCCTCGCACAGAAAGCGCTGTTCAGGGTCCGTGACTTCGTGCAGGCCTGCGGTGTGCATGCAGGACCCAACGGATTCAAGACTGAGGAACTGGTCGGGGCAGTACTCAGGATCCAGCTGCGCCTGGAAGCCCAGCAGGAGTACAAGACGGATATCAACACCGGCCAGACGGTACTGGCGCCGCGCTTCAGCAAGGACAACAAGCCAATGCTGCGCAGCCGTGTCAGCGGGTACGCGCCGCGGTGAAAGGTCATGTTCCCAGTGTGAGCACTGTAAGGTAAAGCGCGGCACACTGGTGTGGTGTTCCAAGGGCATGTGGCAGTCAAGCCGAACAACGTACTTGTTTCGCGGGGCAGAGCGCAACAGGACGCTAGTGAAGCTGGCTGCCACATGTCCACACTACAGCGCGGAGGACGACAGTGTTCCTGACAAAACGGATCAGCATCGAAGCAGCTCATCAGCTCCAGAGCCCAGCATGGAAGCACAGCAAGTGCTCCGAGGTTCACGGGCACACGTGGCACATCGAAGTGACAGTCAGAGGTGAAGTCAATCCTCAGAGCAACTCTGTCATGGACTTCAGTGACCTCGGGATCATCATGCGCAGCCATGTCCACGCTCGCCTGGACCACAAGTTCCTCAACGATGTGCTCGGCGTCGAGGACGCGACGAGCGAGTTCCTGTGCATCTGGGTGTGGAATCAAGTGTTCGCAGCCTTGAAGCCCTTTGACTGCAGCCTGCATGAGGTCAAGGTACAGGAGACCGAGGGCAGCTGGGCGGTGTACACTGGTGACTGACCCAGACCGCCTCATCGCGGTGAATGAAATATTCACCAGCCTGCAAGGAGAAGGGATGTACTGCGGCGCGCCTATGACCTTCATCAGGGTCTCAGGCTGCAACCTGGCGTGTGAGTGGTGTGACCAGCCAGACACCATCCACGATGGGTTTGTTGACAGACATGGCAAGGAATGGAAGCTAGTGTACACGAAGATGCTCTGTACGAACATTCTGCAGCAGGTCCTCAAGTGGCCGACGAGGCGAGCGTGCCTCACAGGAGGGGAGCCAAGTGCTCACAAGCTCGGTGAACTGGTTGGACTGCTGCATGTGGCTGGATTCCAGGTTCATATGGAGTCTAATGGCACACGCCAACCTGAGTGGCTTGATCACGTTGACCACCTGGTGGTTAGCCCGAAGCGTGGCCATAAAGTCCATGTGAATGTGTTGAGGAGGGCGAAGGAACTGAAGCTGATTGTCGACAAGGACTTCAGCATTGACGAGGCGCTGGACTATTCGTACAACTTCGACGGCCCAGTGTACCTCAGCGCAGCGAACTGGCAGAACAACATTGACTGGCCGCGTGTCATGGAGGTCATGCGTATCGTGCAACGCTACCCACGCTTTAGGATGACAATGCAGCTTCACAAGGTTCTGGAGATCAAGTGATGCCGGAGATTCAATTCCCCGTGACGTGTGACGCGTGCGGCGATGACATTGGCATAGCATACATCGACCAAGCAAAGGAGACAGAGTACTCGGCAACGAGGTTCCTGTGCATGGAGTGCGTCGACGAACCTGAAGGGGACGAGAAAGAAGGCGAGTAGCGTATGAACCAAAAACTCATTGCAGTCGGTGTGCTGAATATCCTTGAAGGACTAGGTGCGGACATCAAACATCCAGACTTCAAGGAAACCCCTCGGCGCGTGGCGAACATGTACCGCGAAGTGTTGTCGCCGCCGAGAGTGAAGTGGGCCAAGTTTCCGCACAACGGCTACAATGAGATGATCGTCTGCAATGCCCACCATGTCTGGGGTTTCTGTCCACACCACCTGCTCCCAGTTGAGATGCACGTGGCAGTGGGCTATCTCCCCAAGAGCAATGGCTACGTGCCAGGTCTCAGCAAGGTGCCTCGCGTCATAGAGACCAAGGCTCGCCGCTTGGTGCTACAGGAGCGGGTCACGGTGGACATTGTGGACGAGCTCATGAAGCAGTGCAAGCTGCTAGGGGCTGGGTGCTTCATTCGCGGCAGGCACCTCTGTATGACCATGAGAGGTGTCAAGACCAATGGGGTCGTGACCACAAGTGCCCTGCGCGGCGTCTTCCTTGAGAAGCCTGAAGTCAGGGCAGAGTTCTTCACCTTGGTACAGGGAGCGAACGGTAATGGACACAACGGACACCACAACGGAGGGTGAATGGACGCCAACGAAAGAAGGTGGTTCTCACTCGCAAACCAGTGCGCAGCAATGGTCTCTGAGCTTGAGAGCGCCAGACGTGACCTTGCTAGTGGAAAGCTTAGATGGCCGAGCGGAATTGCTGGCAACAATGTACCTGAAGCAATACAACGACTCGAAGACTCCTGCTGCGAGTATCACCTCACTCTGCAACAGGCTACAAGCATTAGAGACGCTACTGGACAGGATCCTCCTGCAGATCCCACAGAACTTAGCACCGACGTACCTTCCAACCGTGATACAACGACGGAGAGAGCGCCTCATAGCTCAGGGTATAAGACCGTACCTGGATCACCAGAACCAATCCACATCATAGAGGCGTACG